ATATTCCAACCTTGTAAACTTCTTTAAGGGTGGTGGATTAGACCCATGGGGTAGAGATAATACAGACTCAATTCAAATATTATCACCCGTAGAACAATACTTAATTCAAAAAAGTAAAAGACTATTCAAAGGTTTTGATGAATACGATGAAATCCACAGGTTTGTATTCGATATTGAAACCACAGGTCTTGACCCTAAAACAAGTAAGATATTCTTGATAGGGATGAAAGACAATCGTGGTTTTTTAAAATTATTATCAGCACAAAATGAAGATGAAGAACGACAAATGATTGTCGACTTCTTTAAGACTATTGATGAGTTAAAACCATCTTTGATTGGGGGTTACAACTCAGCATTCTTTGACTTCCCATTTATTCTAAAAAGAGCTGAAATATTAAAAGTTAATATCAAAAAAATCTGCAAGACCTTACATCCTGATTATACACTAAAACAAAAAGATGGTATTCTAAAGTTGGCGAACGAAATGGAACCATACGTTCAGACTCAGATGTGGGGATATAATATTGTTGATATTGCACACGCAGTTCGTAGAGCACAAGCAATCAACTCAGACATTAAGAGTTGGTCTTTGAAGTACATCACCAAATTTATTGAAGCTGAAAAACCAAATCGTGTTTACGTTGAGGGGGATAAGATTGGTAAAATCTATTTTGATAATCTTGAATATTGGATGAACAAAGAAAACGGAGCTTATAAAAAAGTTGGGTTTGATTCAAAAATAGATGAAATCTGTAAAAGAAGAGATGATGTTTATAAATTAGTTACGGGTTCAAAAATTATTGAGGACTATTTGGACGATGACCTTTATGAAACGATGATAGTTGATGAACAGTTTAATCAAGCAAACTTCTTATTGTCTAAACTTGTACCAACAACATATGAAAGACTTTCAACTATGGGAACTGCGACATTATGGAAAATGATTATGGCCGCATGGTCATATAAACATAATTTAGCATTACCAAGAAAATTAGAAAAAAGAAAATTTACAGGAGGTCTTTCTCGTTTGGTACAGGTTGGGTTCTCTAAAAACGTATTGAAACTTGACTACTCTTCACTATATCCATCTATTCAGTTGGTTCACGATGTGTTTCCTAAGTGTGATGTGACAGGAGCAATGAAAAGTATGTTAAAGTATTTCCGTGATACTCGTATTAAATACAAGAACTTAGCAAGTGAATATAAATCTATTGACCCAAAACTTGCGATTTCTTACGACAGAAAACAATTACCAATTAAAATCTTTATCAACGCATTCTTTGGTTCATTATCGGCACCACAAGTTTTTCCGTGGGGTGATATTGATATGGGTGAACAGATTACTTGTACAGGTAGACAATACCTACGTCAAATGATTATGTTCTTTATGAAAAGAGGTTATGTTCCACTTGTAATGGACACGGACGGTGTAAACTTTGAAACCCCACAAGATAGAGAATCGTATAAATACATTGGTCAAGGTTTAAATGGGTTGGTTAAAGAAGGTAAAGAATATGTTGGGGCCGAGGCCGATGTTGCTGAATACAATGATTTATTTTTACGAGGTGAAATGGGATTGGATATTGACGGTGTTTGGCCATCAACAATTAATGTGGCTCGTAAAAACTACGCACTTCTTACAGATAAGGGTAAAGTAAAACTTACAGGTAATACAATTAAATCTAAAAAACTTCAAACGTATGTTGCTGAATTTTTGGACAAAGGTCTTCGAATGTTATTGGACGGTAAAGGTGGTGAGTTTTTAGATTTCTACTACGAATATGTGGACAAACTTTATAACAGACAAATTCCTTTGGCAAAAATTGCAAACAAAGCTCGTGTTAAACAATCAATAGACGATTATAAAGTTCACATTACTAAAACAACAAAGGCCGGAAATATGATGTCCCGTCAAGCACACATGGAACTTTTGATTAAAGAAGGTAAAAATCCTGGTCTTGGTGATACAATCTTCTATGTTAATAATGGTGAAAAGAAATCTCACGGAGACGTTCAAAAGAAAAAAGATGAATTAGTTTTAAATTGTTATTTGATTGATGAACGTGATATAGAAATGAATCCTGATTTATTAGGTGAGTATAATGTTCCAAGATATTTGGCGGCTTTTAACAAAAGGATTGAACCATTACTTGTTGTTTATAAACCTGAAATTAGAGAGGACATTTTAATTGAAGACCCAAAAGATAGACCTATCTTTACTAAGTCCCAAACTGAATTAGTACGTGGTTACCCCATGAAAGAAACTCATCAAGATACATTAGAGGAAGTATTAACATTATCTGACATGGAATTAACGTTTTGGAAAAACGTAGGTATTGACCCTTACTATATGTATTTAGATGGTACTGTTGATTTAGTGGATGTTGATTGGGTTAAAAATAACAAAAAGTTAATGGAAGAATTTGTCGTACAACAAAAGAAGGTGGATATTGATGAATACTTTGAATTTGATGTGGATGGGGATTTAATGGCTCTTAGTTTCGACTAAGAGTTTTTTAATCCGTCTGAAGATAATATATACCAGTAATTTCCGACTTTTTTAAACTCAACGCACGAACCTTTAGTTAATTCAACTTCTTCATATTGTTCATCAATTAATGAGTCTCCCTTTACTAAAACATTCGTCATAGATTTTACAACAACGTGGTCGGTGTTTGATGAATTTAACAAAAGTTCACAATTTTCAACACCCGAAACGATAATGACGTATTCACCATCGGTTTCATAGTAAGAGTTAGAAACTATTGCAGAATCTGATGTTTCAACTCTATTACCATTAATTATTCTAATTGAAGGAATAGATTTAAATACTGACATAAAAAAATTATATGATATTATAAGGACTTGTAAATGCTCTAAATTTCAAGGCTTTGTTCAAGTTTTCAGCCTGTAAGGCTTTTTGTTCCATTTGTTTTTCAGGTCTTAACCTTTCAAGTCTAGTTTTTAATTCTTCCCACAACATAGCCTTTTCATCTTTGGCTTCAGTATTCAAACTTTGCCACTCTAAGGTTAATTCACTATCAGGAGTCTTTAAACTACCACTATACTTACCTCTTACTTTTGCCAAAGTTTCTTTACAGTATGCCGTAAACCATCTTCTAACCCAAGTTTTTGCTGGTGAATTTAATTCATCCCATCTCATTTCGTCAATTGGAACGTCAGAAGGAAGTCTAACTACGTCAGGATTTTTCGCTAAACAATCATCTCTATCAAAAGTATCATAATACCAATACCATACTTTGTATTTTTGATAAGCAATATTTCCAAAATCAAATTTTCCACCAGGTACATTCATTAAATGTAATGCTTTTTTTCCTTCAGGAAGTGCCGTTATTCTATAAGTCAAATCTCCTGTTATGATTCTTCTTTTCATTTGAATGTCAGCCATTCTAAGTAAAATATCAAAGGCTGGTGTAATAAAATAATTTCCTGTTGTCCCCATTTGAGAAAATCCTGCTCCACCACCTAAACCAATACCACCAAATCCACCAAATCCACCCATGAACGGGTCAAAATACGCTGCGTCTAATTCAGAACGAGAAAACCATAATATTTCATTGATTTCACGACCTGCAGGTATTTCATATATTTGTTGATTTGCAACTAAATCAATATAATCTTTTTTCAATACATAATCGCCACCAGCTTGTAATCCCACAATTTTTGAATATGCGTAAGTATATTGAGTTTCCCAATCCATACTTCTTGTAGTAAAGGCCCTTGTTAGTGATTGCTCATCTAAATTCAAACCGTTCAAAGAAGACCATTGAGCTTCAATCAACCAATCATTAACGTGCTGTGCGTAATCCTGAATAGATAATTCTAATAATGAATCCATCATTTCGTCTTCTAATTCAACACTACGAATAGGGGCACCTAAAAGATTTTTTATTCTTTTATATAATTTACTTCTTTCAGGTTCGGTGATAATTACAGTAGTTGCCATAAGTTTTTATTATATAAATATAATTTAGTTGTTAAGTTTAGACTGAGTAGAATACAAATCATTAACAAATCCCCAATTAACCACTTTCCAAAAATTAGATACGTACTTGTCTCTTAGATTTTTGTATTTTAAATAATAAGCATGTTCCCAAACGTCAAGACCTAACAAGGGGTAACCTCTTTCTTCTTGATTATCCATTAGGGGGTTGTCTTGATTTGCGGTGGTTACAATTTTCAATCTATTTTTATCTGTAAGAATCAACCATACCCAACCTGAACCAAAACGAGATTTGGCGGCGTCTTCAAATTCTGTTTTAAATTTTTCAAATGAACCGAAAGTCTTTTCTATTTTACTTTTGATGGGGTCGTCTAACTTTTGTTTTTTAGGCGACATCATTTTCCAAAACAACGCATGATTAAATGCTCCACCACCATTATTTCTAACTATTGTATTAAAACTTGAAATGTCAGATATAATTTGTTCTAAGTCTAAATCTTTACCACTTATTTTTTCTAATTCTTTATTTAATTTTTCAACATAACCTTTGTAATGTTTGTTGTAGTGAGTTTTCATTGTTTCACTATCAATAAAAACTTCTAAAGAATCATATTCGTAAGGTAGTTTATCTACGCTTATTTTTTTAATTTCATTTATTAATGATTGTTTTTCTAAAGATTCTATTTGTAACAAAGATTCTATTCTTTCAATTCTTTCTGTAAAAGGTTTATAAATAACTTTTTCTATTTTTTTATTACCTTTTTCGAATTTTTTTATTTCTTCAGATGCTTGAGAACTGGCTTCATTTTCATTTTTACCTCCAATGTCTTTACCTTTTTTTCTATTAAGAACTGTTCTTTGATGTTCATGGGACCATTCATGTGCTAATGTTCTCATCACATCACGATTTAATCTATCTTTAACTAATATTTTTAATTTATGTTTGTCTGTCCTTGACCCTGTGGTCATTTTACCAGTTCTGTTATTTTGAAACAAGATTGTTATGTCATTTTCTAAAGGATAATTTTTTTTCAACTGAGAAATAAATTTGTTAATTAATTCTTTATCCTCCTTTGTTGGGTCAACATCTATATATTTAATATCCACGGTCATGATATATAAATATCATCGATTGCTAGAAATTAAATTTAACATTTCTTCTATTGTGGATGCGTCATCAAACATATCGTCACCCATTACTGTTGAGATAATTTTCTTTTTCCTATTTAATATGTCGTAAATTGCACCTTCTATTGTATTTTCGAAAAGAGGATAATAAACTGATGTTGAATTTTTTTGACCAATTCTATGTGACCTATCCTCTGCTTGTGAGTGTTCAGCAGGAACAAAAGATAAATCATTCATAATTACAGCTTCCGCCGAGGTTAAAGTAATCCCCACACCAGCAGCCTTTAAGTTTCCAACAAATACTTTGATTTTATCGTTTGTTTGAAATTCATCGACCGCATTTTGTCTGTGAAACTTAGAACAACTACCATCTAAATAAACCGCAGATTTACCAAAGTGATTATAGATTTGATTTAATGTGTCGGTAAAGTTTGTAAATATAATGACCTTTTTACCTTGTTCTATAATGTTCTCCGCTAACTCGATTGTGTTATTAATTTTTTCTTGTGCGATTACTTTTCTTACTTTCATTAGTTTACCAAACTGAATTGTAAGTGAAGATGACTCTTCAGGGTTTTGGTCATACCAATCAAAATATTCACCCATTAATTCTTCGTAGTCTTTTGATTTGAGTCTTAAATAAACAGGTGTGATAATTTTTTCAGGTAAATCCAAAACTTCTTCTTTTAACCTTCTTAGAATATGTGTTGAGGTTCTTTCTCTTAATTCGTCAAGATTGGATGCTCCTGTAACGTTCCATACCTTTCTTTTCCCAACGCTAAATTGAAATCCATTACAATATCTTTTAGCGTAAGCCATCCAATTCATTGCCACTGGACTATCAACAAGGTTTAATAAATTATAATAATTCATAGGTCGAGAGGTCATAGGTGTTCCTGATAATAACCAAACTCTATTTGATTTACTTGCGATGTCGTTAGCGATTTTTGTTCTTTGGGCTTGTGGATTAGAAATCATATGAGCTTCATCCATGATTACCAAATCAAAATTAATTTTCATAATTTCTGACTTATCCTTTTCTTTAATGTCATGAAAATTTTTTAAGATGTCGTAGTTTACAATAACAAAATCATGTTCGTCTGAAAATTTCTTACCTTCTGCAATATAAACAGACCTATCTGAATAATTTGCAATCTCTCTTTGCCAATTTATTTTTAATGATGCTGGACACACAATTAATATTTTTTTGGCTCCCGTTTCTAATGCTGCAATTATGGTTGATGTTGTTTTACCAAGACCCATGTCATCGGCCAGAATAAACTTTTTATTTCTTACAAGTTTTTCGATTGCTTCTTTTTGATGTTCCATAGGAGGTCTATGAGTGTACTTACCATAATCAATAGAAATGTTTTTAACTTCATTATCTTTTAATAAGGCTGATTTTGGCATCCAAAAATCATGTAAAGTTTCTCCTGAAAATATCTTACCCCAAATATGATATGCTTTGTCTTTTTCAACCAACAATTTTTCAACATATATTTCAGAAGGTTCCTTAGTATACATCTTATCTTCCATCAGTTTTTTACCAAAATATGAATCAAGTTTGACCCATTTTTTTGCAACTTTTGGTTGTGTTGTGTTATAATTATTGATATAATCCGCCTGAGGTCTTGTGGGTACGAAAGACTTACTGTTCTCTTTTTTGTGTTTTAAATTAAGGATATAGTTATTTGACCCTTCGTAATCATCTAATATTAAAAGGGCTTTTGATTCGGGTGTTTTAGGCACAAAATCTTCCATAGTATAATAAAATATAATAAAATTCAAGAAAAAATCAATTAAAGTATTTATAGGTATGACACAACCTAAAGTTCCAATAACAAGATTAAATAAGTTTTTTGCAGAAGAAGACTTCAATTTAGATATAAAAATGGGAAGAGAATGGTTAGAGGGGGATATGAACTTCACTTTAGTTTTATATAAAGTTGATAGACAGAAAACCAACAACGACGATGTGTATGGCGAAGCATTAAAAGGCGGAATACAATTTTTACCACCAATAGAATTTAAAGGTTTGGTTAAAATAGAGGCCCCTGCAAACCAAGACTATGGCTCAACAAAATTAGAACAGTTAGAGCCGGGTAATTTAACTGTTAGTGTTTATCAAGATTATTTAGATGATTTAGAAATTGATATAGAATATGGTGATTATATTGGGTATTATGAAACAGAAAGTAGAGTTAGATATTATAGTGTGGTAAATGATGGTAGGGTGTTTACTGACAATAAACATACTTATGCTGGTTATAAAAGATTTTATAGAACAATTCTTGCAACCCCTGTTACGAATAATGAATTTGAAGGAATTTAATTAAATTATGGCTTTTCCAAAACAAGTAAAAAAAAATTTACCTTTGATTCCACAAAAGTTTGGTGTGGAAAGAAGAGAAGAAATGCTCGAGGACATAACAAGACATGGAACATTTTTACCAAAAGGGGTATTACATGCCGATTTGGACAGGGGGTTTTTAGATTTTGTTAAAGACAAATTAGAATTAGTTGTTGATGAAAAAAAAGTACCGTTGATTGATAGAATTATAACCAATCAAAATTGGATGCAATTTACACAAACATGGAATTTTCAAGATTTAGATAAAAATATATCATTACCTTTTTTAGCAATTGTAAGAACCCCTGAAGTTAAACCAGGTAAATATGTTGGGGGTAGATTTAATGTCCCCGAAAAACTTAGAATTAATTATTTTACAGTACCAACATGGGATGGACAAAGAAAAGGTGCCGATGTCTATAAAGTTCCACAACCTGTTGCCGTTGATATTGTTTACAATTTAAAGTTGTTTTGTAATCGAATGAGAGAAAACAACGAGTTTAACAAAATTGTTATGCAAACATTTGCATCCGCTCAATCCTATACTCAAATAAATGGACACTATATGCCAATAATGATGGAAGAAGTGTCCGATGAGTCAGTAAAAGATTTAGAAAAAAGAAAATACTACATTATAAATTATAAGTTGACACTACAAGGGTTTTTATTAGATGAAGAAGATTTTCAAGTTTCTCCCGCAATATCAAGATATATGACGATGTTTGAAGTAGATACAAAAATTAAAACTAGACGAGTTGAAATTGAACCTCCACGACCCGACAACTTTGATTTTGATTTTACTTTTCTACCTGGAGTAACACAACTATCTGAAGTTTTTAGATATACTGCAGATTTGAAAGTTGTTGAATTGCAAAATTTATCAAGTTGTTATAATTTTAATTATACTGCAACCACAAACAACACTTTAAATTTTGTAACATGTAATAGCGGGCCATCAATCATATCAGGAATAACAAGTGGTAATACAGGAACTGTTTGTGTTCAAGGTGGTACTTTGCCCGTGTTTTCAAACCCAACAGGCGCAACAACAAACTCAACAACATCTTGTGGTAGTGCATTTTCTGTTTATATAAATGGTCTTTACATAGGTGATGATTTAGATGTGATTCAAGTTAATGATGGGGATTCTGTATTAATAAAAGCATATAAAACTTTAATCACTCAAACATCGGTAATTAAAACTGTTGCCTATTTTGTTTAATCTTCACCATATATATCTTTAGGTTTACTACAATTTCTAATTATCAAATTTTCTAAAAACTTATACAATTTCAAACCATTTTTTTCGCAGTAAGTTTTTAATACTGAATGAGCGTCATCAGATATTTTAATGTTTTTAATTTTTTTATTTTTCATAATAATTTTAGGTGAGAAAAAAGGCAGAATTTTGTCTGCCTTATCAGATAAATATATTATTGTCAATAGTTTTTTGCAAAAATTCAATGTATTTATATATAAAACATAAAAAGCTAAAACATAATTTAAAATGGCATCTAGTAATAAGGTTTTCGTCTCACCTGGTGTTTACACTTCAGAAAGAGATTTAACTTTTGTTGCACAAAGCGTTGGTGTAACAACTTTAGGTATTGTCGGTGAAACCATTCAAGGTCCCGCATTTGAACCTATTTTCATAACAAACTTTGACGAATATCAAGTTTATTTTGGGGGAACAAGTCCTGAAAGATTTGTTAATACCCAAATACCAAAATATGAGGCGTCTTATATTGCAAAGGCTTACTTAAGTCAATCAAATCAATTATTCGTAACAAGAATACTTGGATTATCAGGTTATGATGCAGGACCATCTTGGTCGGTTGTTACTATTGCAAACCCAAATCCGGCAACAATATCAGCAACAGGTAATACAACAGGTATTACATTAAACTTTACAGGAACTACAGGTACTAGTGGAAATATTACAATTACATCTGTTCCATCACAATTAAGTGCTGATTTTTACAGCACATACACGTCTTATAACGGAGGAACTTCCACATTAAATGCAGATTTTCAAAACTTTATTTCTACTAACGTTAATAGATTTAGTTTAAGTGCGTCTACCTCAGCAACAACTGCGATTTATTGGGGTACTTTAAGTGCGAATACACTAACTTACGTGTCAGGGTCTTCAGTGAATACTGTAACCGCAACTTCTGAAACCTTTGGAGTTGATAATGTTAATTTATCTTTAACAAATCTTTCAGCAGATACGAATGATACATGGTACTATGCATTATTTGACTATAACAAAATTCAAAGTGTTGGCTCATATTATGGATACGGATTAGGTGCTTCAATCGGAGCGATGTCATCTCTCGGTGGTGGTGTGTTCTCAGGTAGATGTAATATTGGTATGACATTCTATTCAGGTTCACCTTATAGTGAATGGGATGATTTAGTTGTATCAACACTACGTTCAAGAGGTCTTACCACATATTCTTCAACACAACACGGACCACAATATTGGGTTACGGGTACAAGTGACGTTCAAATGGTATGTACTGGTACATATTCAGCAGTTACAAGTGACCCATACTCAACTTTTGTAATATCAGGTATTACATATGATTCTGAAACATTTAGTTTTGAAACTTCAATGTTGTCTACAAATTCCAACTACATGTCAAGTTTATTTGGTAAATCAAACTTTGCGAAAGATAGAAACGAAGTTCCAATTTTTGTTGAGGAAATTTATCCAAGTTTATTAAATTCAGGTTATAACAATAGTAAAATTAGAGGTTTATACTGTGATTTAATTGCATTGGACAGTGCTGAATCGTTAGATACTGAAACTATTGGTTTCTATTTAGAACAATATCAAACACCTAAAACTCCTTACTTAGTGTCTGAACTAAGAGGTAATTTGGTTTATAAGTTATTTAGATTTGTATTAATTTCCGATGGAAATGCGGCTAATAGACTTGTAAAAATATCAATAGGTAATATATCTTTTACAAACAATACTTTTGACGTTTTTGTTAGAGACTTTTATGATACTGACGATAAGGTTAGAGTAATAGAAAGTTTTACAAACTGTTCATTAGACCCTACACAAAATAATTTTATAGCAAATAAAATTGGTACTTCTAATGGTGAATATCAAGTAAAATCTAAATACTTAATGATTGAAATGGCTGATGAAGCACCAACAGATGCGCTACCTTGTGGATTTGAGGGTTATATTATGAGAGAATACTCAAATGCGACACCTCCATTTATTGTATACAAAACAAGATATTTAACGGCAGGACAGCAAATAGACAATCCTCCTTTTGGTTCTGCAAACAATGGTAATAATATTAGAACTTCATCAGGTGAAAATGTTAGAAAAGCATACTTGGGTATTTCTAATATTACAGGTGTTGATTATGATTTCTTTGAATACAAAGGTAAACAACTTCCTACAAATATCGCAACTGACACTACAGGTCCTGATTGGGGTTATGTTACTAAAGGTTTCCATATGGATAGTGGAGCAACTATTGTAACTATTTCTAACGGATATGTTACTTCAGGTCAGTCAGCGTTTGAAGTGGGTGCGGGTTCATTCTCGAGCGAACCTTTAGACAGTGATAATCCTTATTACAACTTAAATACAAGAAAATATACCGTATATGCTTACGGCGGATTTGACGGTTGGGACATTTATAGAGCGTCTAGAACAAACGCAGATACATTCGCGTTAGGTCAGACAGGATACAAACAAGGAGCGGCAGCTTCCGCAACATATCCTACAGCATCAGGTTGGGGAGCGTTCAAACAAATTTCAGGACCAAACCAAGAAACTTGGGCGAACACTGACTACTACGCTTACAAATGGGGTCAATCAACATTCTCTAATCCTGAATCTACAAATATAAATGTGTTTGTTACACCAGGAATTGACTATGTAAACAACAGTAACTTAGTTGAAGATGCGGTTAATTTGATTGAGGAAGATAGAGCAGATTCAATTTACATCTGTACTACACCTGACTTTAACTTATTCTTACCTTCTTACCAAAATATAGAAGAGGGGTTAATTTATCCTCAACAGGCGGTTGACAATTTAGAGACTACGGGTATAGACTCTAACTACACAGCAACTTACTACCCTTGGGTATTAACAAGGGATAGTGTTAATAACACACAAATTTATCTTCCCCCTACGGCTGAAGTTACTAAAAACTTAGCATTAACAGACAACATTGCATTCCCTTGGTTCGCATCAGCGGGTTACACGAGAGGTCTTGTAAATGCAATTAGAGCGAGACGTAAGTTGACACAAGAAGATAGAGACGTATTATATAAAGGTAGAATCAACCCAATTGCGACTTTCAATGATGTTGGTACGGTAATTTGGGGTAATAAAACTCTACAAATTAGAGAATCTGCACTTGACAGAATCAACGTTAGAAGATTATTACTACAAGCTCGTAAGTTAATTTCAGCAGTGGCAATTAGATTATTATTTGAACAAAATGATGACAAAGTAAGACAAGACTTCTTAGATTCAGTAAATCCAATTTTGGATTCAATTAGAAGAGACCGAGGTTTGATTGACTTTAGAGTTACAGTTTCAAATACACCTGAAGATTTAGACTCAAACACTCTTACAGGTAAGATTTACTTGAAACCAACAAGAGCGTTAGAATACATTGACATCGAGTTTGTTATTACACCAACAGGAGCATCATTTGACAACGTATAATAAATGTGGGGGGTCATTCCCCCACTTATTTTTAAAATATAAATAAAATGAAAATTAAAAAGAAAGTTATTAAAGAGTCAGTTGGAATCAAAGATTGGTCGGACAAAACTTATTCCACAAAAAAACAAAATGTAGTTTTAACTGAATCTCAGTTAGAAAAACTTTTAGAAAAACTTCAAAAATAATGGATATTAAAGGGTATGTTAGAAAATTTGTTCAACAAAGATTGAACGAAGGATTTGATGATGTTGGTAGACCTGACTTAAAATATTATGCATTTGATTGGGATGACAATATTTTATTCATGCCAACTTCTATTTTGGTTATGGATGAAGACGAAAACGAAATACCCATGTCAACAGAAGACTTTGCAGAGTACAGAGAAAAAATTGGTTTTGAACCGTTTATGTATAAAGGTAAAAGAATCGTCGCATTTTCTATCGGAGCATTTAAAAACTTTAAGGAGTTTGGAAACAAAAGATTTATTATTGATTCAATGGTTGCAAAACCCGGTCCGTCTTGGTCTGATTTTGTGGAATGTATAAATGGTGGGTCAGTTTTTTCTATAATTACCGCTAGAGGTCATAGTCCTGAAACTTTAAGAGAGGCTGTTTACAACTTAGTAATGAGTAATAAAAACGGAATAGACTCAAGAGAATTAGCTAGAAATTTATACAAGTATCGAGAAATAGGAAACAAAGTTAAAGCGGACACTACTGTTAAAGCATTGTCACCATCAGAACTTAATGACTATTTGGACTTATGTAAATTTGAACCCGTGTCTTTTAAAAAAGGAAACGCCTCTAACCCTGAACAAGCAAAATTTGATGCATTAAAACAATTTATATCTTATTGTAAGAGTTTGGCAAGTGAATTAAAAAGTCGTTACGGGGTTGAGGGTAGTCCTATGTTTAAAAATGATGTTGAATTTAATTCAAGTTGGGAACCTTATATTGGTTTTTCAGATGACGATTTAAGAAATGTTGAAAAAATTAAAGAATTATTATCTAGTGAGTATGAAGAATTACCTTTAAACTTATATTTAACAAAAGGAGGAAATAAAGTTAAATACTAGTTTCTAGTTATAGAATAAATTTAAAATAATTGAAAGTAAATACAAAAAATAATTTAGTAAGTATTTATAGTAAAATAAAATAAAAATTAAAAAATAAGAAAACATGGCTGATTTATTAATGAGAATGCCGTTTCAGTACGAACCAAAAAAGAAAAATAGGTTTATACTAACATTTGACTCTAGTTTGGGTATTAATTCATGGTATGTTGAAAAAGCGTCAAGACCGTCAATTAAAATTGATACAAAAGAAATTAAATTTTTGAATACTGAAACTTATGTTGCAGGGTCTTTTGCGTGGGACACTATTTCTGTAACCTTAAGAGACCCGATTGGTCCATCGGCAGCTCAGGCGGTAATGGAGTGGGTTCGTTTACATGCTGAATCAGTAACAGGTCGTATGGGTTATGCTGCTGGTTACAAAAAAGATGTGAACTTAGAAATGTTAGACCCAACAGGAGTTGCAGTTGAAAAGTGGATATTACAAAATTGTAGTATAACGGAAGCAAAATTTAATGAGGTCGGGTATGATGGTTCAGACCTTATGACTGTAGACATGACTTTGAGACCGGATAGATGTATTCTAGTTTACTAAAATTTTAAAAATAAAATTATAATTAATCCCGTCAATAGATGGGATTTTTTATTTACAATAATTTTATTCAAAATATTTTTAAAATAAAAACTATGGACGAATCAGCAAAATACGGGCAAATGGATTTTAGTTTGCCACATGACGTAATAAAATTACCATCACAAGGTATATTTTACAAACCAAAAAAAGAAACTATTAAAGTAGGTTTTTTAACCGCACAAGATGAAAATATTTTGATGTCACAAAATAACGATAAAGATGGAATTATTTATTCATTACTTAGACAAAAAATATATGAACCTGGATTTAACATTAATGATATGTTAGATTGTGACGTTCAAGCAGTTTTAATTTTTTTAAGAAACACATCTTTTGGTCCTGAATATAACTTTACGGTTACTGACCCGAGAACAAACAAAACTTTTGAAACAACTGTTCTTTTAGATGCGTTGGATTACAAACCGATTGAAGAAAAACCTGATTTTGAAGGGTTATTCTCATATGTACTACCAAAATCTAAAAAAGAAGTTAAGTTTAGACTGTTGACAATTGGGGACCAAAAAGAGTTGGACAAATTTAATTCTCAATATCCAGCCGGTATGACCGTACCTATTGCAACCAAAAGATTAGAAAAACAAATTGTAGAAATCGATGGTTCTAAGGACCCACTTCAAATTGTAAAGTTTATTAATCAAATGCCAATATCAGATGCAAAAGACTTTAGAAGATTTGCATATAAATGTGAACCAAAAATCGATTTACAAAAAGTAATTCAAACCCCGTCTGGAGAAAAAGTGACTATTGATGTTACTTTTGGGGTGGAGTTTTTTCGCCCTTTCTTCTGATTATCAAAAACATCTATTAGACGAAATATATTATTTAGTCAAGTTCGCAAGATTTTCTTATCGAGACATCATGAGTATGCCAACATATGAAAGAAAGTTCTTCATTAATAAGTTGATTGAAGAAAATAAAAAACAACAAGAATAATATTTATTAAATAAAACTATATGATGTTTTTAGGTTATTCTGACCCTTTTGCTGGCACTGGTAGTGGCGGTCCTACCTATACAGATGTACAAGTTTCCAACTTTTCAGACCAATTAAATAAGGCGTTTAATTCTGCATTTGACCAAACAAGGGTTGAAAATTTCTTTTTAACGTTAGAATCCAAAGCAACAAAACTAAATACAACTTTAGGTCAAGGACTTAGAAAGGGCGTTGTTGAATTTCAAGAAGAAATTTATAAAGTTTATGAAGAAGGTATACAATATGGTATTGCATTTGAAGATGCGGGAAAATTTCTAGAAGGAGTACAATCAAGTATGGGTAGGATGATTCCTACAAGTGCTGAAATGACAAAAAACGCATTAGTTTTTGGAAAAGCAATCGGAGAAACTCCTGAGAATGTCGCTAAACTTATTGGAGGAATGACTCAATATGGTATTACACAAAGTAAATCCATTGCGATAATGAATAAAGTTGCTGCAACCGCAAAGGCGTCAGGTGTTGATGCAAAGGTACTAACCAAAACAGTGTCTGATAATATCCAAAAGGCTCAAATATACGGTTTTAAAAATGGTGTCGAAGGTTTAACAAAAATGGCCGCTCAAGCACAACGTGTAGGTTTAAGTTTAGATAAAGCACAAACAACAGCAAACCTAATCTTGAATGGTGGTCCCGAAAAGGCCGTGGAAATGGCTTCTCAATTACAAGCATTAGGTGGTAATATTGGTGCATTAGGTGACCCCTTTCAATTAATACACATGTCAATGTATGATATGGAAGGACTTCAAGACCAAATTATTAAAGCCTCATCAGCTGCTGTTGATTTTAATGAAACTACAGGTGAATTTAAAATTGGTGGTGAGGAAATGTTGAGATTAAGACAACAAGCCGATATTTTAGGTCTATCTTATGAAGACGTTGCTAAAGGGGCAATCAATGCCAGAAAAGAACAAGAAATTATGTCCAAAGGGATTGATTTTAAAGGTTTAACTGAGGAACAAAGAGGGTTAGTTTCAAGTTTGGCAGAAATTGGACCTGGAGGTAAAGTATCTATAGATTTACCAGGTTTTGATGAAGCAGGAAAAGACTTGGCAACACTTATGAATGATAATACTTTCATAGATGCATTGAATCAGTACAACAAAGATTTAGGTAAGAGCGAACAAGATTTACAAACAGAAATGTTACAAAATGCTAAAAATCAACTAAGTGTACAAGATAAACAATTGGCAACATTAATTACAATTCAAAACCAAGGTATTTTTGGTCAAGGTTTAGATGTTGGGAAAACAATACTTAAAGCCGGAGAAGATAAAACATTATATGGTGCGGCTGAAACATCTCTTAATGGTTTAATCAGAGAGTTCAAAAATTCGTTTGATAATGCAAATTCCTCAATTAAAACCGCATACGAATTTCAATTGGCTACTTTTACAACTTTTATAGCAACTCTTAAAGCTCTTGTTGATACAACTGTTGCCTCTATACAAGTAACACTTGGGGGTATAACACCACCTTCACCAAACCCAACAGTAAAAGTTTCAGATGCATTTGTACCTGCAGGTGGAGGAAAAATGGTTACGGGTTCTTTTGGTAAATTTTTGGGAGACACTAAAGATGATATGTTACTTTCTCCTGGAATTGGAGATTTTTTTAACAAATATAATGAATCTGAAAATATTTTAAAATCAATTGGAGGTCCCAAATCGGGAGGAGATTTATCTTTATTATATAAAAACGCTACCGCTCAACCATCACAAAATTTGGTTGACTTATTAACAAAGTCTTCTTCATTTTCACCAACTAATACAGAAACAACTCAAAAAGTAGAAATTGGAGGTAAAACTGAAGTTACTTTGAACATTAACACAAATATACCACAAAATCTAATAAACGAAGTTTTAAATACGTCACAATTAAAAGAAACAATTATGTCCACAGTCAATACTAGATTAAGTGCTGAATATTCAGATAAATTATCAAATGCATTTATTACTCAAAAAAGAGGATAAAAATTAAACAATGTCTATTTATAAAATAAACAAATAAATGGATAGTCCACTTTCATTTAACTCTTCTGAAAACTTTAGAAAAAGATTATTAACACGAAATCTTAAACCATATCGTGTTGACGGCACATCTTTTGGAGAATCTTTTCAAAATAAAGAATTTCAAATTGTAGATTATTCAGTAAAAGACTCTGAAGAAATTTCTAAAATTGGTGACATACAGGAAAAAGATTTATATAAACAAAATAAATATGGCCCTGATAATAGTAACTCCACCTACGGAGATATGGTCAATATTAACGTTAATCTTAATGTTGAAACTAATTTTGGTTTATATGGTTTTAAAAACTCCATTAACTCTAAATTAGAAAAAATTGGAGACGGACAAGAAAAATTATTGTATGTTAATAACATTTACGGGCCAACAGAATTTGAAACATCATATGGTAATACCATAGAAATTAACAAAAATTTACAAACAGAAACAAATAAAGGTAAATATGGTTACCCTTTAACTGTTGGAAGTGATTTAGAAAAAATTGGTGATACAAAAGAAAAAGAATTAATTGTAACAAACCTTTATAAACCACTTAACACAAATGACCGTGGTTTTGGTGATACTGTATGGTACATTAATAATAATCAAACAATTCAATCAAGAGGAGAGGGTGAATATAGTATTTCGGATACAATAAATAGTTTTTTAGATAGTATAGGAAACCAACAAGAAATTTTATCTAAAGTAAGAAATGCGTATAAAAATTCTGCAATTAATGGTTTTGGTACGCCTGTTTATTCAATTAATGATTTAAAACCTTTTGTAACAAATGGACAAGGTGAATATACTATCGCCGATACAATCAACAGTTTTTTAAATTCTATTGGTAATCAACAAGAAATTGCGTTAAAAGTATTAAACGTTTATAAAAATACTAGTAATAATGGTTTTGGAACACCTGTTTATAGTATTCAAAATAACCAAGTTATTCAAACTGTAGGTGCGGGAGAGTACAATATTTCTGATACTGTAAACAATAGATTAGAAACAAACGGTAATGATAGGGAAGTTATTTTAAGAGTTTTAAATAAATATACACCTGACGCATCCACTCCAGGGTACGGAGCAACAAAATATTCAATTAATAACATATTATCTTTAGGTTCAAATGAAGGTGAATATGGTTTCCCTGATACAATAAATAGCGAATTAGAACAAGATGGTGAACAAAATAGAAATACCTTATACCCATTAAACCAATATGGTCCTGGTGGTGGTTTTTTAGATACTGTATTCCCATTTATTAATAAGCAAACAAAGGCTAACGAAAAAGAATATGACTTTACAGACACAATTAATAGTGAGTTAGAAATTAAAGGTGAAACCGATAGACCCATATTATTTGCTATAAATCAATATGGACCTGAACAAGGACAATCTCAATCTACTGTAGTTCCAAATTTAAATTTACAAACAAACGCCAACGAAGGTAATTATGGTTTTCCTGATACACTAGACAGTGAATTAGAAATTAAAGGTGAAAATGAAAGACCTTTATTATTTAGTGTAAATCAATATAACCCTGAAAATCAACCAACAGATTCAGTAGACATCAATGTAAATTTGGGTAAATTGTCAAATGAAGGTGAATATGGTTTTCCCGATAC